ACCCATACCACCCATAGGATGTCCTTGTCCTGGGCTAGGAGCGCCTTCTTCTCCAGCTATCTGTCCAGTTTGGTCATAGAAACGTTTTGATTCTTCATTACAAAGAATTTCATGAGCTTTTGTGATTTTTTTAAACTCTTCTTCGTCGCCTCCTTTATCAGGATGAGCAGTCTTTGTTAGCTTCAAATAAGCTTTTCTAATTTCAGGAGAACTTGCATTGCGATCGACACCGAGAACTTTATATAAATCCATTAATATTACAGGTGTATATGTTTTTAAGTTCGTTTTTATTTTATTAAACGCAGCTTTAAGAAAACTCACAACAAAATATTTAATGACATCCCTATTAGGATATGAAAGATTGCGGAAAGAAATTGAACCATATATCAATAAACCAACTCATATATGTTTAACAGGACCAGCAGGATGTGGTAAAACTACATTTATGGAGGATTTTTTAAAAGAATACTTTAAAAGAAATAATATATCTGAAAAAGAAAAAGACGAATGGCTTTTTTATCTAAATGGAGACAAAGATCGCGGTATTCATCGTGTTAGAGAATCTCTTCTTGATTTTGTCCGCCAATCTTCTAAACAAAAAGGTATTGTTCGTTGGGTAATTGTAGATGATATGGATACTTTTCCAGAGTTATCACAGCAAGCATTAAGACGTCCAATGGAATTATATAAGCATACCACTTGTTTCTTTTTTATTGGTAATCATTTATCATCTCTAATCGCACCATTACAGTCGCGTTGTAAATGTTTTACAGCTGAAGCACTCATGTTAGAAGTATTTGGTAAAAATATTCTTGAAACACTTGGAGTGCCTGTTAAAAATATGAATGAAAAAATTCTCTCATGGTTTGCAGCAAGTTCTTATGGTAATGTTGCAGAATTTGTACATCATGGTAATCTAATTTCAGATTATAATAAATATGGTGGAGAACCATTGACCGATGATGTGTGCATTGATTTGTGTTCTGTACCACCTTATTATGATTTTTTACCGCTACTAAATGCATTTTTCAAAAAGAATATAGTAGAAGCAATAGAAGTGCTTACACAATTATGGTTCAAAGGATTCAGTTATGAAGATATATTGGAATCAACACAGTTAACGCTGACATTTTTTGGTATTCCATCAATGGAACAAGGGTCACTCGTAACCAGGTGGTTTGTACGTGGATGGGCTGCATATTGCCAAGGATGTACATCCTTTGAAAGTCTATGTTCATCTTTAATTGATGCATTTAACGCGGATAAAGGATTCAATAAATAATATGCAAATAATGCAGTAGGAATACATATAATACGGGATGGCAAAAAAAGAACAAAGCATATCACGAGACAATCTCTTTAGGGAACACGTATCCAAAGAGAAAGTTAGTGAGGTGTTACAACTTCTACATTTTACCGGTCCTAATGATAGTAGATTATTTACTATAAAGGACGTTAATATATCAAACTTTGATATGGTTATATTAATTTTAGAACCATATTATATTCCATGTAAAGCTAAAAAATACTTATACGGCGATTTGACGCCGCATCGTGTATTAACAGTCCTACGACAGATATTAAAAAATATTGGATTTACTTTATACGGCCAAGAACGTACTATTGGTCGTAAAAAGGAAACGATATACCAAATTATTCAAACTGATTTTGATAGTATTATCTCAAGTGAAATGAAAATTACTTTTGATTAATACCAACCCACTCTATATTAAAAATTATTGATATTAGACATACCAATCATTAGCAAGTATTTAACTATTAAATCACTTTCTAATATTTGTTCCTCGCTCATACGCAAAAACCATCCAAACTGACGACGTATCTGTAATTCAGCCCAAGGAACTGGGACATATATAGCCTTATTGGAAATAGAAAAGGGGAAATTACCTTCCTGCCCAGCAGCTAATATATCATCCAACTCTATACGTTTTCCATTCAGGCCTTTACGACCTGCCTCTGCTTGTGCTCTTACTTCTACATCTGGTTGTCCATGTGCAAATGATATCCAGTCCCATTTAGCATCACCACGTACTTGTCCACCTCCATTTAGATTTTCAATACGTTCAAAAGCTGCATTAGCCCATTGTACAAAAATAGGATGTTCAGCACGAGGTGACCAGATAGCTCTGAAATCAGGTACAGCTGTTCCTTCAGTACCACTAAATGTCTCATCAAAATCTGTTCCGAAAAATATCACCTTTTCTGGTAAATTACCAAACTTCTGTAAACATATTGATGTAGGTTCCAACCATAATCCACCAAACTTCGCTAAAAATGTAGCACGTATCCAATTCAGTTCTTGTGAACCAACTGCAGATATTAAATTACGCATCTTATGCGGCATTGCATCAAGTCCCAGTTTCTCTGCAACTCCTTGTAATCCTCCTATAACTTCTACACGGTACTCTTTGTTGTTTAATGAAACAATATTATCATAACATAAGTTTAAAAAAGGTACATTTAGTGCTCTGCTTGATCTTGCACCAAAATCTGCCCACAGCCTGCTATTTACATCAGCATTGTTATAATATAACCATATAATAGGTAAATCTAATCCTCTCTTTAGAAGATCTTTATCCCTAAAAGGATTATCTTCAATTGTCATAGTTGAATATACATATCCCGCAATAAGTGATACTGTAAAAATAATAGAACTTGTTATCCAAATATTACTTTCTTTTGTCATTTTATTTTATATTACTATATATTTATATTTAAAATTATGAAGTTAAGACGTATTGTTTCATTTTCTTAAAATGATCATTCTGTCGTATAGCTTCTTGCGCTGCTCTTAATTGTCGTTCTGTTTCCCTTTTAGCAATTTCACGTTCCTGGTCAAGAAGCTGAGCCTTCTCATATTCATTCATTATTGGCGCCTTTTCCCTATCCGCTTGATATTTCTTCATATCACGATGTTCAACTCGTATGTTTGCAACCTTATCACTAATTGTACTCTCTTTCGTATATGCATCACGCAAATCTGTATAATGCAACGATGCATTAACCGGGGCTGTATATGTAGTTGGTCTATCACGACCTATTTCAGTACCCATAGATGGTGCTAATGTAAGTGCCATTGCATTTGGGTGCTGCATAAGTTGATGTTGTTGTTGTTCTTGCCCATAGCCTTTTTTAGCTGCATTTTGTTCAAACATTGAGTTGAAAATATCACGATTGAACTTTCCTGAAAACTTAGGCTCTTCTGTGCGACCTTCATCCTTTAACCAATCTCCATATCCATCCTCATCGGGGTCTGCCATACGTGTTTGTTCGTACATACGATTGAACATTTCCATATTTAGATTTTTAGGGTTTAACTTAACAGGATCTATATGCTTCCATTTATCATCCTGATGTGTTCTCACATCCTGTATCTCCTCTACACCAGCCTTATATCCTACTTGGTTTGCTATCTGTGAGCCTGATATACGTTTTATAATATCCGATAAATATGCATAAGCACGTGTAATAGCTTCAAATTGTTCTTCAGAACCACCTTTATCAGGATGCGCCCTAATTGCTGCTTTCTTATATGCTACTTTTAGTGTATCTTCAGTCAGTGCTTGTGATTCTGATAGATTTAATACTTCAAGACATGAATTGAAATAGCTGATAGCCTTCTCCTTGGGTTTTTTGGCTACTTGCTGCCATGCTGTTTTTTGCTGTGGATCTTTTATTGTTATTTGTTGCTGCTGATGTTGCTGATGTTGTTGTCTGGACTGATGTTGTTGCTGTAAATGGAAAACTTGTTGTTGCTGCTGTTGTTGCTGCTGTTGCTGTTGCTGTTGCTGTTGTTGCGAGTAAAAAATAGGTTGATCTGATTCTCCAGGAAGTGCTTGAGGTTGTATGCCTCTACGTAATGCTGTAACATATGATAATAATGCACTATAAATACCAGCATGTTTTGCAGAAGCAACGTATTCTGACCCTGAAAGTAGGGTTTCTATCATTTGTAGGCGCGTCTCGGGGCTCTTAATTTTTAATATATTTTCATATATTCGTACATGGGCTTGATTAAACATATTCATTGATACATTATTACCCATTCTTTAATTACTTGCCGTATATTTTAATTTAATGTATTAGCGCATATCATTCATAACCTCCTGTAACTGTTCTCTTGATGGAATAGGTATTTCTGGCTCACACTCCCATAGCCATCTTTTACCCATGGAGTTTGTATGAAAATCTACTGGAAACCATTCAGGCGCGTAAATTGGTAATTTAATATATTTAGATGTAGGTGGTTGCAAATACCAACTATCTAATGGTAATACAAGAGCAAGCTGTTCTTCTGGTGTGATTCTATTAGATATAGTAGGAGCATCAAGTTCAGGCCAGCTTGTACGAGTTGACATATAGTTGCAGATAGTTTCCCAAAGAGGAGGATGAGACCAAGGATAAAACCAGGAATCCAGTACAGTTTTACCATTATAATAGTCAACAATCCAAAGCATTCCTTTTAGATATTCTTCAGTTGCTTCGTGTTCTTTTTCTTTGGACCGAAATATTTTTTCTGTATAAATATCTTTCCAGTCTGATTTAAGATAATATACATTTTTATTTTGATTTTTATCAAAGCGTTGATTAATAAAACATTCTTCTACACGCCACTTTAGTGGCATATTTTCAGGATTTGAACTCCAATCCCCAATAGTTTGTAACTTCCTACGAACACCACTTATCATACGCTTATGTTCGTCTGTTCCAAGTAACGAAAACAACTCATAATATCCTTGTTTGTTAATTTCACCATCCTTATAAAGCCAATCACTGTTTTTAATAATTTCCATCAATTCCTCATGACCTCCATCTTTAATCCTAAAAGTCATTGATGTAGGAATAAAATCATTCCCTAAAATCATCATTGTTGCACAATAATCCTCTAGTTTTGTTGACCCAATTTGTGTCTTCAAATACTCTGCTAATGCAGTAATAGAAAACCATACAAACTTTTCTTCACCCAGACAATCTCTTTGAATCTCTCCTGCCTCCATATCTTCTCTAAAGAGATAAATATCCTTTCCCGTCTTTGCATAATGCCATAACGCTAATACAATTAGGTCAGCATCAAGTCCATAAATCACATGCGTATCTGAAAGAAGTGCTTCTGGATCTGTGCGCATATACGTCATAATTTTATGCTCCCCTTCGCCATAATCTTTTGTATCACTAACTGTCCAATTCTGGTCAATAGGTTTATGTTCATTTACACATCTACGTAATCTATCTGCAAGTTTATCCATAAACTCCGTTCCAGGAGTAAGCGCATTTGTATTAAATCCATATTCTTGTTTTGGCTGTTGTTCTGATTGGCTTTCAGTTGCAGTCGCAGTCGCTGCTGCTGTCGCTGCCGCTGCACTTCTAAAACGTCTCATACGCTGCTGCTTAATTTTAGCCATTGGAACAACTCCATCCAAGAAGATATGAGCACCCTTATCTGCGCCAACTAAATTAATTACTTTTAGTGTATAACGAATAATATCATTTAAGAACTTACGCTCCCATTCATCTTTATCTAATGTATTATATGGTTCTCTATCTGGTCTTCGTAAAACATGATAGATTAAACAATTAAAATCAAAATACAAGAGATTGTTATTGGGTCTATTCCGGCCAACTAGACCAGGAATTGTAGTACAAAGTCTTTTAAAATACGAAGGAATCCCCATTTGTGTACTTGTATCAGATACTAATAGTGGTCTCAATTTTATTTTAGGTTGGCTTCTTTCCAGTCCTACTATAATATTTACAACAAGCAAAGAGATGTCTGCGAATAGTTCAAAAATGAACATAGGAAATGAACAAAGTATAGGATCAAAAATCCTACAAAGTGGGTTTGTAACACGCCTTGGTGAAATTATACAATACACTCCTGAATCTATTGTTATTGGTAGTACAGTCCTTGCTGTATTAACTAATAGTTTTGCTCTACTTGTATTTGTTCTATTCCAATTTGAATTGATAGGATTTAGAAGATTATTTTCAGGTTTTACAGGATATTTATTCCCTACAATTTCCGAAAAAGTAGGGAATTGTGAAAATGGTTTTTTATTAGAAGGAAATTCTTCAAGAACATGTATATTAAATATTTTTGGTAAAGGTGGAAGCTTTCCTGCAGCTGGATTATTCTTTATATCAGGTACATTCTCATATCTAGTTGGTTCACTTATGAGTTTTCAACAAGTACTAGAGTCTCTCAGTTCTGATTATACTACACGTATAATTACGGCAACTGTCTTTTCTCTCCTTTCAATTCTATTAGTATTCTTTTACAATATGCTATGGGGATGTAATAGTTTTGTTGGATCTCTCGGTTCTGTTATTTTTGGTATATTAATGGGTTATTTTCTTCTAACAGTGCATGGGTTTATATTTGGCGCTGAAGGCATTAATTTACTTGGAGTTCCTACACTCGCGTCAAATGATAAAATGTTCTATATTTGCGGGAAAGATAATTAACTTACCTTAAATTAAGATAGTATGTCAATTGAATCAAATATATTGGCCATGAAAGAATATTTATTAAGAGGTGTTTCCCTATTTCCTATATTAATTGCAACTGTTTCATTTGTTCTATTTGCAGGCCTTGGTAATACTGCTTTCCTATTCTTATTCATTGGATTAGGATTTTTAGTACCTATACTTGTTTATATATTAAATTTAGCAGCAGGTATTGTTCTTCCAAATTTTCCAAATATATGGTCTGTAAAAGACGCAAACTGTATGTTTAGAAATGGAAGTGATGGTATGAAGTCTGTATTTCCCTCTTATTGGATGTCTGGTACAGTATTTTTTATAGTTTACTTTTTACTAAATGCATATACTTTGTATACACGTCCTTCTGCTGAAAATGCTCCTGAAGAGAAAGTAAGATTACGTAAAACACAAGCAACTATTGCCATGATTGTTGTTACTATTATCGGATTCGCTTTAGTTGGTATGCGATTATTTAGTTCATCTTGTGAAACACCTATTGGTGCATTTGTTGGCATCGGTGTTGGCTTTGTTGGCGTATGGTGGTTTAAAGTATTACAGGCATGTAGCGCGGATAGATTGACTGACCTATTTGGTATAGTTAGTAAAATTGTACCAGATAGCTCTACTAATAGAATGAAAAAAATATGTTATCCTGTTGCGGATGAATAATGGTTCTAACCCACTGTATGGGTCTAACCGAATATTGTAAATTTAAGGTTATTATAACGCTTACGAAATATTATAAGATCATCTTCTAATACAAGTCTATAAGGTATCCCTAATTTCTGTTCTGCAGACACTACACGAATTGCCTCTGCTAAATTGGTTATTGTTTCAGGTTTCGCAGCATATTTTTCTTGAAGCTGTTGCTCGTCAAAATTGGTAACAGACAGCGGCTGTGGGATCGCATGTGCTGTCGCAGCATTGTGAAAATCTAACAGCCACAGCCGACAGCTGTCTCTTAATTGCTGTCTTCTTAATTTATTCCAAGAAAAAGGGTGCTGTCTCAAATACTCCTTTGTATGCTCCCTACATACCTTGCAGGGTAGAACTTTATATATATTCTTAACAAATAGTTCAAATTGAATAGCCTCCTCAGACTCTAATAGTTTTTCCTTCAGAGGCCTTTCACGACCAATAGATTCTGCAAAAGTATGTAGGACATACCATATTTGTGGACCCCATATTTTATTATTTGGAAATGCCATATTTACCTATTAGTGTATTTAAATATTTAAGCAGTCGGATTTTCAGATCAAAAAAATTTGAAAAAATCTCACAGCAATACTCAAAGTCAACCGCGCAGCTAAAAAGCTATACAGCTAAAAAGCAATTCAAGACAGCCTAAATGGATTCACAACAAGAAACAAACGAGTGTTTTATCTGTTATGACAGCTTCACCAAAGAAAATACCAAAGCAACACCTAACCCCTGTAAATGTAAAGGCTCTATGGCCATTCATTTGGCATGTTTTAAGACTCTTATGAATTACCAAAATAAATGTAAATCATGTGATACATTATATAATCCATCACTATATGTAACTATATATGAAAGTATTGATATAGAGTTTAATAAGCTAAACTTCTATTATCTTGAGAAAATAGAGCAGACAAAAGAAATCTGCGAGTATGCATTTAATCGTGACATCAGATGCTTCAAAGTAATTAATGATTCATTTAAAACTAGCACTATGTGTTCTAGTGCACTAGAAGCAGACGATAATAATATTAGATATATTCCCAAATATATTCAGACATATGATATTATTGAAAATATTATTGCAAAATCTATTATGCATATTCCTTATATTAAAGAAGAGTTTATTACTCCCTCTCTTATGTCACATTACATTTCTAAAAAGGAAAAAAGTATTTTGAAATATTTCCCTAAAGAGTTTCAGACTCCCAATAATTGTAAAGAAATTATTACATATGATGGTAGTCAACTTGAGTATATCCGCGAAGACCTTAAAACAAAAGACCTTGAAGTTCTATCATTAAATACATTTATGCCTATTGCATCCGATATTAATAAATATAGTAAAGATACGCAGGAAAAAATTGTAAGAAGACAGTGGCATATAATTGAACACATGGAAAATCCGTCAAATGCTCTATGTGTCCATATTATTAAGAAGCATCCTCGTGCTATTAAATTACTAACAAATCCATCCAATGAATTAATCTCACTTGCAATTAAAATAGATTGGACTCTTGCATTTGACTTACCAGATACTATTAATAATTATAAAAAAGCAATAAAAGTTGGAGGAGATAACGCAATTAATAAAATATTGTATTTCCATACAGTTGAGAATACGAATAATCTCCTAAAAGAAATGAATATTAAAAAACAGTGCATTAAGATTAATGATGAAATTAAAATTGTATCTATTTAACAACCCCCCAATACTATTTTAGACCAAGGATGTAAAGGTAAAATTGAAAAATATTTTTTGTTGACAGCAAAGTACATTACAATAAATGAAAAATGAGTTCGGATACAGAACAACCTATATGCGATGCAAGACTGGCGAAGAAAGGCTATTATATTACTTTTGGTAATAAGAAGGGGCGCTGTTATTTAGAATTTCGTTGCGGTAAAAAAACGACCCAAACATCTGGACTCTGTACAAGCTGTGAAACAAAGAACCCTAATTGTCGCACACAAGATACACGCACCTTTGAACATGGACGAGTATGGGAACCTATACCAGAAAAATCACAAATATTTGGCGGACAATGGTATTATGAAAGCCAAGAAAAAAATGGCGAACCCCTATCTGGTGACATTGAGACCGCTCTAAAACATCAAAAAGAAGCGCGTAAAGGATTTCCTCCAATAGAAGATATGCTTTCTTCGGCAAAAACAATAAGAACAACGAAAACACCAAGAACAAAAAACACAACCTCTGAAAAACAAAATAATACTATTATGAATGCCTTTGATATGTCATCAAGTCTTTCTAGTTTATGTACAGTAGACACATTGGAATCAACCAGGTCAGAATCAACAATGTCAGAAGAGACAAGCCCTAAAAGGAAGAAAAAAGAAGTAGATCCTGATAAATCTGAAAGGTCAAAGAGATCTCAAAAGTCTACGGAAAAACAAAATACAGCCCCAAGAAGAAAAACTACAACAGCTCCTCCAAGTGAGTTTACTATCACTCTCCCTGTTCAAATTCCTGACCAGATTGTTGTATATCCTATATACGTAGAAGAAGTACAAGAGCCTTATGAAATTGCAGAGATTGAATATATAACTGTTGCTGAGTTTGAGTATAACGATGATCTTTATTATAAATGTAATGAAGATAATCGTATATTTGAATATTTAAATGACGGTGGAATGGGGGAATGTATTGGAATTTATGAAGATAATGAAATTATTGACATTAGTAAGTGTGACGTTGAAGAAGAATATGCCTAATTAGGATTGTGTAGAAGCAGATAAATCAAGAGCTTTAATATCAGAAGGGGCAACTAGAGGAATTGAAGTAACAGTGGGACTATTTTTTTTATTTGTAGTATTATTCTTATAATGTGAAAAAATAGGAAAGGTTTTGGAAGGGTCATTCACATCATATACCTTGGTGTATTGTTTTATCCAAATAAATTCAGGTGTATCTTTCTTTTCAAAAGGGACACCCCTGAAATTATCTGAAATTTTATCTGGTGATACAAAATTGTTCTGCTTCTTAACTGAAAAAAGACTTTCTAAATCGGATGCTACAATAGTTGGACCATCTACATGAAAACGAGAATCTTCTTGAATATTCTTTTTTTTATCAAAATTAAATGGACATTCGTCTAATTTAGATATTGCTTTTGCAACGTCGGTAGCATTTATCAGTCTCTCTGGAATAGAATGAATTGCAGGACTGCAATGCGGCGTATCCGTTTTTTCATATGATGCACTAGAAGAAAAAGAACTACTATACTCTCTTATATCACTATCAGAATCACTTTCATCAACTGATAACATCATAAACCTATTTGTTTGTACATGTCCAGTTGAAACGGGCTTCTTCTTCATCTTTAATTAATTATAATCATATAATATTTCTTTATGTATTTACTCGCACGGCTTAATTAAATTATTTACAAACACATTTTTATTTTCATTTGAATTATCCAATATACTTAATCCATCCACCCAATCCAAATCATTATCATCCAAATCGTTGTCGCCACAGCTATCATTACCACTCTCATTGTCACTATCGTTATCACTCTCGTTGCCACTCTCGTTGCCACTATCGTTATCACTATCAAATGCATCAGCTGCCTTAGATATAGTACTCACAGAACTTTTATCAGATTTGCTTGTAATAACAACCTTTTTCACTCTCTTTCCACGTGCATTTGGGTTAGGAATCTTTGTATCTTTTACTTGCCATCTATTATATCCAATATAAGCACTTGTAGATTCTATTTTACTATCAGTTATAAGTGGTATAGCCATATTATAGAAGAGACCAATTTCAGTCAACTGTTTGTTAATGAATTCTCTAAACTCAATGCAATTTTTATATTGTTCATCGTTTACAATATTAAATGCAGCAGAATCACCTTTATAATTTCTAATTAAGTTTGAATATACTGTAAGATATTCAATTATAACAGCAATAAATGTATCAAGAACAGACCGAATCTCATAATTGAACTCGCGCTCTTTCTCTCTATGTTGTAA